GTCAAATGGGCGCGTAGTATGGCCGACACAAGGTATAACAGTCTTATCTCAGAAGGTTTTAGCGAAGTAAGACGTGAAGGTGAGAAGGCGAACGACCCGAATATACGCGCTGCTGCACAGAGTATTGCAGACAGACAGGAGCGAACCCTAGACCCTACGTTTGGAACTGCCTCCAGAGTGTCTACCAGCGGCAGCTACGTTATGTTTATGTCGGGTAACATATCTTCTGGTCTTGTTAACCTAAGCTCGGTGCCTTTACTTACATTCCCTATTCTCGCGGGTAAATTTGGTGGCCCTAAAACTTCAGCAGCTCTTACCAAAGCTGCTAGGGTAGCTATCCTAGACATAATGAAAACTGAGGGTGTGCCTAAATGGGCTACCCCAGAATATGCAAACGGCAGGTATGTAAAATTATTTGAAGGTTTACGTGACCACGGGCAGCTTAGACATACGCTAGCACGAGAAGTGCTAGAAGGCGCCAGGCAATCAACTGAACAATACAACGGCCTGACTGCAAAGTTTCTAAATGTTCTGTCCATACCCATCGAAAGAACAGAACGATACAACAGAACTACTACAGCTATAACTGCATACGATTTAGCACGAGCCAATGGTGACACAGAGGCGGAGGCTGTTGAGTACGCGATCCGCACAGTAAAAGACGTAAACACATCAGGCATGGCTTCCACTGCACCTAGGTGGATGCAGACTGATATAGGTCGTGTGATGTTTACGTTCAAGAGTTTCATATGGCAGAGTGCTTATGTAACGGCTAAAGCCTTTGTAGATACTATAAAAGGCTCACCAGACAGAACTCGAAAAGAAGCCTTTCGGCAACTCGCTTACACTTTCGGCATGAGCTATGCCGTAGCAGGGGCGTTCGGGCTACCTTTCTTTGGTGCCATATCTGTGCTGACTAACATGATAAACAGTCTGCTGGATGATGAAGAAGAGCAGTTTAATCTGCGCCGTGAAATGATGATGATCCTGCCCGAAGCAGTCACCAAAGGGCCACTTAACTATGCTACGAATCTGGAAATATCCAACAGAGCTAGTGTAGCTAACGGTATGTTATTCAGAGAAGACCCGTTTGAAATAGAAAAGTACGGGTACCTTAACTCTATAGCCCTACAAGCATTTGGCCCTCTTGGTAACTACGTGCTTGATGCACCTTACAAAATTAGTTTGTTGGCCCAGGGTGAATTTGAACGGGGGTTTGAAGCACTTGCGCCCAGTTGGCTGCGTAACGGCTTCAAAGCAATGCGTTTTGCACAAGAAGGCGCAAGAACAATAGATGGGCGTCCCATAGATACAGATATAAGCACCTATAACTTGTACATGCAGGCACTGGGATTTGCTCCTGGTGATATATCCAGTCTGTACGAGACACGCGCTTTAGGTAAGCAGTATGAAGAGCAAGTCATGCGGGCCAGAAGTAACCTGCTTAAAAGACGCTACCTAGCTCTAACAACTGGTGACACCGATTTGTTTAGCGAAACTGAAGAGCGCATACTTAAACTAGACGCACGTTACCCGGGCCTTATAAGTGCTGATACGCTGCGCCGTTCTTTTAAATCCCGTGCTTCTCAGGAAGAAGAGTACCTTGCAGGCGTGCGTTTCAACAGAGGGTTCTTTAGCAACCTTGTGCCCTTGTTCAACAGGCTTGAAGACGTTAATTACTACGGCGCACTTTAGATTCTCCATACCCGTATACCCCGCACCCCGTCTTCTATAGTTACTTTGGTAACCACTTTGTATTTAAGACGTTTAGTCTCAGCAAGTAATATCTTCTTTACTTCTGAAGCGTTTAGGCACGGGATAAAGAACGACCAGCCCTTCTTAAATTTTTTCCAGTTTATCTGGTACTCCACCTTCTCTATCTGCATCGCTATCTGACTGATCCACAAGGTTATTCATCTGTAAAAATTCAGGGTGTGAGGCATCGAATATGCAGCAACGCTGTGAAGGTGCAGTTATAGCCATGCCTTTTGATAAGCGTTTGTTATCTGATTTTATGTAAATGCCACGCTGTTTTAAGTCTTTTATAAAGTCATCGTAGTTAGTTTCGTCCTTGAGTAGCTCTCTTCGTAGCTGTTTCACAGGTATAAAAATCTTGTTGGTGTCCGGTTCCCACCTTACAAATATTTCGCCAAACTTAGGCTCAAGTTGCGGTGCAGACGGTAACGAGGTGCGCTTGTCCACTTTGTCGTTAACTATTAACACTTTGTTTAGGTTCTGGGTTATCAAGTCTCCGATAACAGATACATAGTTATCTACCGGAGCCGTAGTCTCTTTACGAAGGGTTAGTAGTATCTCTCCGGCTTTATTGAAGATACGGGGCATATCAAAATCTATAAGCCCTATATTGTTTGCGATCATTCCTCCGACTATGTTAGCAGCCAGAACAGCAGACCAGTTTCTTTCACGCTGTGTTAGTTGTAGTTCCTTGTCTATCTTGCGTTGAACTTTCTTGATAAGAATCTTAACGTCTTCTAGGTTAGCTAGAACCCACTGCATGTAGGGTTCTATGGCAAGTCCGTGATTCTCGTTTAACTGCCTGTCAAACAACTCTCTCCCTTCTTCTACAGGTATTGCGTTTTTAGAAGCGGGAGGTACGTTCAACTCTATGATCCGCATCATCTCACCATCAGCTAAGTTCTTATATGCCATAAGCTTCTGGTAAAAAGACGAGTTAGAAGATGTAAGCGTTATCGTGCGCCAGGTAGTGTCGTTGTCCCGTATCGTATTGACATCGTTTCTACCTTTCTCTTTTCCTTTACCTTGTGAACACTCGTAAGCAAAGTCACTAAGGTCTTCTTTAGTAACATTACTAAGCTCATCTATGGTTCTAACGATATTATTGAGCACCCCCAGGTAGGTCACACGTCCTACCACAGTGTCCTTGGGGTTACCCAACAGGTACTCAGGGTGCCCTGCTATACTATTAGCAGCACGCAGCACAGTGGTTTTACCGGTGCCCGCAGTCCTGTGTACCAAGTTTATAATTGCACCTTTCTGCCCTGTAAATTTCAAAAGTGGTGCACCGAATCCAGATAATGCTGCAAACGCCTGAACCTCTAACCCCTCTCTGTTATAGGTGTTAAAGACTTCGCTCCATTTTTCCAACGAACCCCGTGGTTGGAATCGTGATATAAAAGGTTTGGTTATCTTGGAGGGAGGTGTGTGGTATACACCCTCCACAGTAATCTCTCTATCTCCTACGACAAACTTAGTGTCGTGGTCTGCCCATCCAAATTGCGTTCTCATAACTTCCGATTTCTGTCTCTCTTGCATAAGTTGAATAGACCGAATTACATACGTATGTAATCTGTCATGGTTAATAGGAAGAGTAATCACCCCCTGTGCAGCTAAAAGCCTAATTAAGTCTCGTTTTTCCAGTCGATCATTGTCTATGGAAAACTCACGTATGCCATCATTAGGCGAATGAAATACAAACACGGACACAAACTTTTCAGTGTCGTACATTTGTTTTTTCAGGTAAAACTCATGCTCGTATACTAGCTTGGCATCGTCGCCATCCATTGTGTATACACCACCATTTGCTCCTTGAAAGTACCCCTCAAACCTATCGACGTGGCTGTTCTTTGCACGTTTTATTATTTTTCCCAGTTCAAGAGGGCGCACGATTGTCTTTCTGTGTGCACATCCTTTGCACCCATCAGGGTTGTTCTTCCTAAACTCTTCGCACGAATGTGGCCCCTTGATACCCAGGACTTTACGTTCCACTGCGTTGGGGTCGTAGTCAGGGTGGCCTTTGGATACTGCGTGTACAGCCTTGTCAGCATCAGCGCAGAACTTAGCAACAGACAGAGCGTTGAACCATCTAGGCTCCGATAAGGTAGCCCTGTTTATCAAACAGTCTTTAAGTTGCAGGCAGGGGTCTTCCCTACCGACTATCTTGGTAAACTTGTAGTCCTTGTTCTGCTGTAGCTTTTCTTCCCACTCACTGCGTTCTACCGGTCTGGCAGTCTTTTTCTGAGCAGTTGCGCCGGGGTCTACTCCTAGTAGCGCACGTATATCGTCGGGTGCATGGCGTGCGGTGCTAGCCTGCACTACCTTTACTAGTCTAGGAGTATCCTGCTTGTGGTTGTACGTACCTGGGACTCGCAATATACGAGCCGCATCGAACACGTTAGGGTCAGCATAGAACTCTTGCGTTTTGCATATCTGCGCTAGTCTGTCCGCAATCGGCTGCCAACTTTCCGTAGGCACCTCTTCAGTAAAAGCCCAGTACACATGCAGACCATACCCAGAGCTAACAATAATCGGGTCAGGCAAATCCACTGTTTCACAAAATTCTTTCAGTGCCTTGCTGCCTTCTCCCCTTGTGGCATAACCCTTGGGCAGCCCCGTAGAGGGTTCTATTTCGGTGGCTTTCTCCCCACCGCAGTCTATGTCAAGCCATATAGCTCCCAAAGACTCTACGTTTTCTACACGCCGATTACCTTTCTCTTTTAATTTACCGAGAGCAAAGTAAACATCCATCCCCGCCGCAGAGAGTTCCTGGGCTATGCTGTTTGCCTCTTCTAAGCTATCAGTAAATTTTGGTCTTAATTTACCTTTGTCTATACCGACCACATTATAAATGCCGCCTTTCGGAACGACATGTTCTATGAGGTCAAAGTCTGTCATTGTTTGTATTCTGCTATTATCCGCTCAATTAAGTTACATAATTCTTCGTTAGGTTCATGCACACCCATGAACCAGTTATAGACAGTTTGCCGACTGACCCCAAGTTGGGCGGAAACTTCAGATACTGGCACATCATACTTAATACATATGCGCCCTAGTTTCACACCCAACAAGCGGCCATCAGCCTCTTTGTTTAGCCTGTCTATACGTGTTGTATAGCCGTAGCTCATTAGTCGTCAGTGCCCCACTCTGCAATGATGTCTTCAATATCATCGTCATCGTCAGCTTCAACTTCTTGCTTTTTCTTGCGCTTGACAGGCTCCTTCACCTCTTCAGGCTCGTCCTCTTCTACACCTTCAAACATATCTTCTTCAGTAGCAGGTTCTTGTTCTACTACTGGAGCAGGTGCAGCGGAACCGTCGAAAACAAACCCCTCTTCTTCCTCGAACTGTTCGGCAGCAGGTGGAACGTAAGGAATATATTTAATTACCTGTACTTGCTTCAGGCGCATTGCAACGCCGCACTGCCCCGCAAAACTGTAAGGTGCGAGAGAAAACACCAGGTTAACAATACTTCCCGTAGTCAATTTAAAGTTTGAAGGCAAAGGATTGAGCTTGGCATCAACCATAGCCGGAGGAGACATCACCTCACCGCCAAGCACGCCAGATAATTTAGCTCTGGCAATTTTGTTATCGCCTTCCGCTACTATGGGGTTGGCTTTCCCTATGGACGTTTTGAAAGGATTGCTAGGTTTAGCGGCCCAATCGCTTTTCCTAGCCTCTTTGTATGCTGCGAATATAGCTTTACCCAAATGTTTGCTTTGTTCCGCAGTCATCTCAAAGTGTAGATCATATGCAGCACCATTCTCTGTAGGTTCGCAAGGTGCAGACCTGCCCAGTTTTTGTGAGTAGTGGTAAGTCTGATCCAGGTGAGGGTAAATCGCTTTGACGTTCTTTATGTAATACTCATTAGCCATATAGGTTTCCTTATCTTGTTTATCAGCAGCTTCAATAAGCCGTTTTACATCTGCAAGCTCTCCCTCGATAAGAGGTCGAACTGGTTTGAAATACACTTTGTAAAAATCCTTGTAAGGAGCTAAGTATATTTCTGTAAGCACGCTACTGACGTGCTCACCGTTCCTAGCAAGATGATCTTCATACTTATATAAAGTCATCCTGTTATCTGCCTTTGAGAATAAACTTAACGCATTAAGTCTTAACTCGTAGATAGATTCTGAGTCAGTGAAAGCAACCTTTATCCTAGTAAAATATTTGCAGGCTGCTCCACCGTGTACGGTCTTTATGCTCCGTACACAATCCAAACAACGGTTTGCTTGTTTGGTGTCTGGAGGTACTTTCTTATCAGGAAAGTCACAACCAATAGACCAACAACTTAATCTAGCTCCTTCATAGTAGTTTCTTGATAGCGTGCCGCCATCTACTATTATTACCTGTACAGATCGCAAAGGTTCGTAAGTATCAGGGTGCAGGAAGCACCCATCCCGCATCTCAAGCTTTTTCACTTGCTAGGCGGCTTGCGTACAGATATGACGTACTTACGATTTACTTGCAGGCCAGGGGGCGCTATATCTGGATTGGCTTCCAAAAACTCTGCCATGTTTCTGTTAGATACTCGTCTTTCTAGCAGATGGAAAGCTTTGTGTTCTCCAATAAACTCGTGCATCTGATCCCAATCACTTGCCCAGTAACTGGTGTGCACTCGTCGTGTTATGGTACCCGCAGGCGTTCTCAAACTATCTATGTTTTGCTCTTCGCAAAGCTCATTAAACTTCTCGTTGATCTTTTCTTGCTTGGTCTTTAGTTTTTTTATTTCCTCTTCTTTACTCTTTATCGCTTCACGTAGCTTTATATAAGCAGTGGCTAGTACATCTGGCGTCTCTTTCATTACTCCTCCTTAATCAAATGGGAGAAGTAGTTTAGCAATGTTCTTTACACTGTCAAGTATTTAATTCTTGTTTATACAAATCGACTATCTTGTGGTGATGGTGGATGTTGTACCGCAACATATTGTATAGACGTGTCTCAACTTCGCTACCACGTATGTGAACGACAGTCATCGGGTTGTGTTGTCCAGGTCTGTCAATACGTGCGTTAGCTTGTAGGTATGTCTCTACGCTAGTAACAGGAGCGTACCAGACCACTGTGTTGGCAGCGGTAAGCGTCAGTCCGTGCGATGCAGCCTGGGGCTGGATGATAAGCACCCTGATCTTGTCTGTTTCTTGGAAGTCCTTGATTACATTGTTGCGTTTGTTTACAGAAACTTTACCGGAGATTATCTCGCACGGTATTTTGTTAGCTTTCAAAAAATCATTTAGTAATTCTATGGTATGAGTAAAGGGCACAAATACCAGGACTTTGTTAGACGATTCTTCAATTACTTCTTTTACTACTTTCAAACGGTTCTTTACATCAAACTCTATGACTTCTTTTTCATCAGAGTACACAGCACCGCCCGATATTTGTAGCAGCTTGTTTAGGTTAGTAGCTGCATTAACTGAGGTAACCTGTTCGCCGTCAGCCTCCATCATCATGCGGTCTTTGAGTAATTTGTAATACGCTTTCTGTTGTTTGGTAAGCGGAGCTTCACGTTCTACGTGCGTTACCGGAGGTAGATCAAGGCACTTGCTTTTTTCAAACCGGATAGCAGGCTGCAATGCTTCATGCACCGTCTTGTCTGCATCTGGTTTGGGACGCCACGTATATTGCGTGACTTTGTTCATCACTTTGTCCCTGAACTGGCCGAAATAATTAGGCACTCCGTCAGGGTTAACTAGCTTTGCCAAACCAAACGCATCAACAGGTGATTGTGCTGCGGGAGTACCAGTAAGCATCCACAGCCAGGGCACATCGGCAACTATGTCTCGTAATGTTTTCCATCTGTTAGTCTGAGCATTCTTATAAGCGTTGGCTTCATCTACAACAATCATGTCGAAGCCACCATTTATGATCTCGTTCTTGACTACAGCTACACCGTCAAAGTTTATAATTACAAACTCCGAACCCGCTTCTAATATTTTTCTACGCCTGTCGGACGTACCATGCGCTACGGAGCAACTGCGGTGCATGGCAAACTTAAACAAGTCTTCCTGCCATGCTGATTTCATAATAGACAGAGGACATATGACTAGCACTCTATTCACAAGCCCTTGTTGCATAAGGTAGTCAACTGCCCATATAACAGATGCCGTCTTTCCGGTGCCTTGCTCGTTAAAACAAAAACCCTTCTTGTGCAAAGTAAGAAAAGAGGCTGTCTCTTTTTGGTGGTCAAACGGTTCATATCTACCAGTAAACTGGTAGTCCCGGGTCATGGGAGAGGGAACATCTTTTACCTTCAACCTAGCAAGTACCTGAGATTCTTTTAAACCCCAGGGTATGGCTATCTTGTATACGCCTTTTTCTTCTTGAAGTATTTTGTAATTACGCACCCTTTCGGTAATCAGGTGAGGACGCTTTGTTTTGAGCACTATGGCTCTGTCGTTAATTACTTTCACTTTTTGGACTTGCGCTCACGCTTGCTGGTTTCAGATACTAAGTTACCCTTAGAGTCTCGTCGGAATGATCGGTTCCGTGATCTACTTTCTACTCTAGTACCATCAGAGTTCTTACCGCCTTTATCCAAAGCTTTCTTGTGGGCTACATCCTTGCCGTCACCTTTTTTAACTTTGCCTTCACGCATTGCTTTACGTCGAGCAGCGTTGCGCTTGGCACGTTTCTTCTTTTGTTCCTCAGTGCCTTGGTAGTTCTCGTATTCTTTCTTGTAGTTACGTTTCTTGGCTGGCATTTCTACCTCCTACTTGCGTTCGTAAATCATACGATCCGTCAATTTACGCCCAATATCATCATTAACTTCCACCGCATCTTTTATCAGGTGCATACCCCACTCTGCGGCACATTCAGCGTGAGTAAGATACAACCACGTTACTCTGTTGAATTTTTCCATGTATTTATCTTTGTTTTCTTGTATAGCTATTTTTACTACAGCAGGCAAAGTTTTATATAGCTGTTCTAAATCTAAAGCACCATGCCATGATACGTATGGTGTCTTTCCTGTTACTTTACCCTTCCTACAATTAGGGTAGGCACAATCGACTCCACCTTCCGGTACCTCGGGTATTCCCAATAAATCGTCTTCACTACTTTTATAACCTGACATGTCATCTCCTATTATGTTCACAGCTAGTAACCGGACAGAACGCACACAGCGGGCCGTCCACAGGGTTCCATACACCTTCATTACCAGCTACTTCAATACGTTCAAGTGCTTCGTCAAACACACCGATGTAAGATTTGTACAAGTCTGCGGTATGCTCTTTGGTTACAAACTCGTTACTTATTACAAAAGACAACGCGGACTTTATTTTCTTTACCTGGGGGTAGTTTATAAACACTGCACCTGCTAGCAAATCCAGTTGTTTGGTGTCTGCATATTTGGCGTTCTTGCTTGTCTTGTAATCTACTATGAAGGCTTTCTCGCCATTTAGTATAAGAAGATCAGCTATACCTCTGTACCAAACATCGTCCCCCCAAAACTTTGTTGGTGCGAAACCCTCTTCCGTCTTAGCTACACCAAGTTTTATTTCGCAATGTTTCTCACCCTTTATGTTGTTAAAAGCGTCCAGAGTGCTCTGCATAAACTGGTATTCTTTCGCCAGGGGAGTGTTGTCTCTTATATATTTTTCAGCAGCCTTATGTACTCTATTACCATACCTGGTTGCTGCACTACCTGTATCTTTAACGTCTTTTTTGACGTTAAGATGGTAATACTTCTTAGGGCACTGCTTGAAGGTGTTGACCCTACTGTAAGACCAAGCTGTCACAGTCTATCCTCATATTCGCTTACGGGTGGTACGCCCGTAGCTGTTAGTTTACCTTCCTTAACAAGAGCAAGACGATTAACTTCCTGTGCAGCAGCTATTTCTTTTTTATTTTGCCCAGTGTACGGAACCGCCAATCGTTCTTTGATAAGGAGTTTCGTAATAAATCCTTTTCCCGTTTTGAACTCGCCCAGAAATCTTCCAAACTTTCCTTTCTCTTTTGTTGTGAGCGCATATGTTCTTCCCACGATGAGAGCTTTTTGAACGTAGGCTTTTGCGAGCAACCCATGAGCTTTCTCCTTCTTATTTCTAGTGCGAGATTCCGGGCAATCGATCCCGAAAAGACGGATACGCTGATTACGCAACCAAACATCAAACCCAAGATCAATGTCCACATCGACTGTATCTCCATCCACGACTTTAATTATCGTTGCTTTATATTCGTACATTTACTTTATACCTGTATAAAACACATGCTTGTGTATGTTTGCTGTAACCTGTCCTGTGTACGCCCACTCAGGGAATACTTTGGTGCTGTGGTAGTGTGTTGCACCTCCTGTAATATCAGGAATCAAACCACTCAGGTGCACTATGTATAACGCATCGCGCCAAGCTTGTTCGTCGTGCGGGTCTTCCGGTTTGCCATCACAGTAGAAGCTGAACTGGCACATGTTTCGTATCGGATTACCATTCCAGTAATAACCTTGCTTGACCACATCACACGCATTGTCTGGATAGCGTGGGTCTTCGATTCTGTTTCGGACTACGTGAGCGACTGCAATCTGCCCAGCGTCTGGTTCACCTCTAGCTTCAAAATAGATAGCTAGGGCTACGCACATCAACTGGCTCACCAT